TCTACTCTCAGAAAATTCTCTTATTAATGCAACAGAATTAAGAATCCCATTTCTCGCAGACAAATGCGTTGCAGGAGAATCAATTATCTCCTTTTTCACTTCAACTATTTTTTTATCAATTGCTCCTGCCATTGTATTCCTATGATAAAGGTCCTGAAAATGGAACAGGTGGTGCGCCTGGAATTAATCCACTCACTACCCATGTTTTTGTCCATGTATCTAAAATGTTTGCCAACTCCTTCGAAAAACTTACACCTGAAGGTTGATGTCCTGAATATAATTGTATTAACTCCGGCGTATGTGAAGGTGATACCGCCGGTGGCCCTATCTGATTTGCAGATAAAAATGTCAATGCCATAGTTGATAATGCCGATGCTATTTGTGTTCCTACTGCTGCACCAGATGGTAATTGTTGAGCATAAACTCCACCTATTGTCATTCCTGTTGGAGCATCTACTACATTTGATGCTGGAAATCCACCCGCGTTCTGTGCCATCATTAAATAATTCTTAAATGCTTTTGCTATATCTTTTCCTGGCTTCATTGGATCAGGACTATGACTCCCATACGTTGCTATCAATTCACCCTGTAATGTTGCTTTAACTAATGCCATATTATTCAAAACTCCCACTAACTTTTAAGGATTTCAATAAGGATAATTTAGCAGTAGCTGGTGGCATTGGTGGTCCAGATGGCCCTGTTCCCGTTGGATGAGTATGTTCTGTCATTATGTCTATTAATTCATCTAATACTTCTTTTAATGTAGCAATTAATCCTGCTACCTTTACTTTACCTCCTGAACTTACTGTTACCTCACCCAATAATCCTTGTAAAGTAGCCGCGCCTGAACTCTCTAATCTCATCGTGGCTAATAGACTAGCCATTTCTGCATATCCCGCTAAAGAAGAAAATGCTACATTCCCCAATAATGATTCTCCTTTAATACCACTTGTTCCTAAATTAGAATTCAATTCTATATCTCCGGGCGGTAACAATTTTATATTTCCCCCTAAACCCGCAAGACCTAAATTCATTAAGATTCCACCTGAAACTAAATTATCAGTACATTCCATTCCAATCTTACCTAGAGTAGCCGTAGTCTTTTTTGCATAATCACCAGTTAATGATGGTAATACTCCAAATATTGATTCATTTATTGAATCGGTAATATTATATGATAATCCACCACCAGTTTGTAATCCTGCACTTCCTTGAGAACTCAAACTAAAAGATCCACTATGAATAGTGTATTTACCACCCACCTTCTTTTTTTCATCTCCTGTTGTTATTTCTGAACCAGAAGAAGACTTCTTTTCAATTATTACATTATTAGCACTTAGTACAAGAGATTCCGATGCTGTTAATTTCATTTTAGAGGCTTGAAAATTAATTGCTCCTTTTGTATTAACAACATTAAATCTACCTTTACCTATTGCAACAGAATAATCACCATCAACTCTATCTGTCCTATTACCAATAACATAATTTTCTTGATGACCATCAACTGTTGTATAATCACTCGCTTCAATATGTGTATATTTTGCACCTAAAATAATATTATAATAATTGTTTACTATTTTATCAACTTTAATTCCAACTGGATGTATTTCTGTAAATGTTCCTGTTCTATGATACCAATGTAATCTTTCTTCATTGGGAGTATCATCCATTTCAATAATATGTCCACTTTCTGTTTGATGAACATGATTGTATGGATAAATTGCTGCCCACGGTATCTTAGGTTCAGACCAATTCCTACCATCTGCTGTAGGAATATCTAATTGTCCGGCCTTTCTATTTTGCATTTTTTCAAATACAATCCCTGAAGACTTTGGATCACTAGAATCTGTATTTCCCCGAATACCTCTAGCCAATCTATTCGTAGTGGGTTCTTTTAAATAATTTAATTGTCTTGTAGATGATAAATTTGTATTTGCTATACCAGTATCAGGAAATGTTGATCTTACATCTTGTTCTACAACCTTTACTGTAAATGCCGGTCTTGGTGCTTGTAATCCAGTTTGACCCATTAAAGATCTTACATATACACCATTTGCAGTAAATACTTGTGGTGTGGGTGCACCCATTGAACCCACTTGAACAGACGTTGCAGATTCTTCAGGATCAGGATTAGAATTATGAATAATAGTTGCGGGTTCTCTTGGAACTAACTCACTTGCGGGATTATAAGCTAAATCTCTTGGGCCTATTTCATCATCGAATTCTGGGTGACCCACATCTCCACCTGGAGGTAAATCTCCTTGTTCTCTTCGTGGATCAAGAAACCCTTGTCCTCCTGTTGGTGTTCCATCATTATTAATTCCTTTTGCATCTAATTCAGGAATACCACCAAGTGTTCCAAAAAACATTGGCTCTTGTCCTGCCTCACCATCACGATAAAATCCAACAACCCATGTTCCTTCAACTGGACCTAATGGAGATGTTCCTACTCCTGTTTGACTTGCAGAAGTAATTGGTGCAACAGGATACGCCCACGGTAGCCCAACTGTTGGTTGATCATTTTTATCTTCTGAATGCCAACCTAGTATTCTAATTTTACATCTTCCAAGATAAAGAGGATCATGGCGATCTTCGACAACTCCTTGCCACCATACAAATCCTTCTTTTCCCATAAAATATGACATAGTGTTATACCTTATCTACCTGATTGACCCTTCATTCGACCTGATTTAGCTAATGCTTCTTCAGTATCTTTACCCGTCATTGTACCATGTCCAGAAGCGGCTGGCGCTGATCTATCTTTACCGACTGGCTTTTTTAATGAATCTTTTATTGCTTCAAATTCTATCTCATACTTTTCTTTATTAAAGTGATGTCTTAATTTTGTAATTAAATAATATCCACTTAAATAAGTATGATGTGTGGATTGTGTAAATCCATCCCTATCTTCAAGATATTGTGTAGGTAATTTAAATTCAATTAAATCTCCTACTGTTCTAGTAGATAACCCAGGCGCCCTAATACTTAATTTAATATTATTCATTTGTTGACTTTGTACCAATCGTGATTGCATCCATTGTTCTACTCTACTAGGTTGAATACTTGGGCTTGCATTTTCTCTAATTTCTCCATGAACTCCTTGTGATCCTATAGCTTCTTTAAATATAATGTCATGTGAAAAATTAGTAGGATAAAAAGATATTTGTGATTCGGGTGAACCTAAGGCATCTTGTTTTTCAGTAGATAATAATCCTGACCCCAAATGAGTAAAATTATCAGTAAAGTTTTTTGCATCATGTGCTTGTTCTAAAAATTCTATAACTTCTTCTGCACCAGTATCACTATTTACTGTTATTTTTGCACTTAATGCCGACTTATTTACCAAATTAAAATCTAATGTATCATATCTCATTCTAACTAGATCATGTGTAAGTAATCTATTTGAATACATTCCACTTTGTAAATTTTGTAGAACATCAAAATTAGAATTAAATTGATATTCATCTACAGCAGTCATTTCTACTGCAACATTCTTAGCTTCATTAGTTTGTGCGCCCAATCGTTTAGGTTGAATCACATAGGTTTCTTTCACGGGATTTTCTGGTTGAGTATACTCTAATTCTGTTGGTGATCCAGGCGATCCTGGAATTGTACGATATCCCAGACCTCCACCAGCCATAAGTGTTTCCAAAGAAATAAAAAAGAATCCTCTAACAGTTTCATAAAAAACAAAACTAGAACCCACTGCATGTTTACCCGCAGACACGGCTCTTGATGCCAAAAAATTAAGAGCTTTAAATGGTGTTTGATTTGGAATAATTAAATCTGTAAGATTTTTAGTAGGTTCAATAAAGATTCTTTTACTATTTGAATTTCTACCTCTTTTAAAAAATTGTGTATATAGAGATTTAACTATATCCGATATTTTTCTTGGTTTAAAAGTTTGAGGATCTAATGCGGATTTTTTAACCTTTTTCTTTAAATTTAAAATAGCTTCTTCAGAAACTAAAGATAATTTATAAGTCAACATTTGATCATTAAGTTTTACAATATTATTAATTTTAACTACTCTAAACTTTAAACTAATTCTACCTTCATTTTGACTACCTTCAAATGGACCTGGAAGATTATTTTCTGGTTTTCTTTCTTTTACAATACCTTTTGTTTTTACTTGGATGGTTATAGTTTCTTCACCAATAATAGGTACACTTTCCATTAATCCAATACCATCTACTAATTGTATATCAGCAGTAAGATAAGGTGAAAAAATACTTTCATAGATATTGAAATCTGACCACGCGGCCTTCAAATCAATATATCCTTTTCTATGAGGTGAAGTAAGGGTAAGTTTTTGAAGTTCAAAATCGCCAGGAAAAGAGGGGAGTGCACCCTGCTTCGGATTTTTTAAAAATTCAGATTTAGTTCCATGATCGGCGGATTCTGGAGTAATACCTACTCCTTTATTCGTTCTATCAATAATAGTTCCGGCTCCCATTATTCAAATTTCTCCGCATGTTCAGAGAGTATATCTGCAACATATTTCCTATCAATCAATTTAATATCTCGCTTAGCCTCATTTCGAGCTGTTTCCCAATCATAACAATATATAATATCTCGGTCTGCTTCGTCAAGTGCATTATAAGATGTTTCATCAATTTCAATACATTTTAATGGAATTGGTTCAGAAGTTGCTGTTGCTTCTACTCTAGGTCTAACAATTTGTTCATAATGATGTACAGTAGTTTGACAATGATTAAGACTTCCATACTTATCTTTAATAAAATTTCCAAATTCCCTAGAATTTAATGGCCAGTCAAAAACGGGATCATGTATATCATTAATCAAAAATATTAACCATGTATATTTTACATTACCATACATTTTAAATGAAGTTATATCTGGTCTTTCTGCTTCTGGTATTGAATAGGGAAAATAATTAACAATAGAACTTGTAAGTATACTTTTTATCTTCGCATTGAGCATAATATTAATAGCAGTCTTGGTCTTTATAGGTTTTGCGCCAGAAATATCATAATTTATTTGTGGATAATGTTGAAAATATTCAGACATAGTTAATTTCTCCTATTAAAATCCTTGATCTACTTTTTCTCTATACATTATATCTACTTCCATAAACGAAAGTTTCATTGCTATAGTTACTGGATATTGTGTTCCATCAAAAAATAAAGGTACATTTTCTGTATCAAAATTTAAGTCACATTGAGTTAATACAGATTTTCCTATATTAAACATGGGATTCTCTGACCCAGTAGGTAAAGCTTTTCCACCAATATAAAACGTAATTTCAAAAGTATCAGGATATCCAAATAACATTGAAGGTGCAGTTGCACTATCTCCACCCGCATGAGAAGGTAACATAGCCTTTTTAAATGAATTAGCAATTTTTAAACAAGTTTTAGATTCATCTTCATTTTGTGGTAACATTTTAAAATCGAATTCAAATGTTCTCATATCGGTAGGACCTTTAAATGCGGCAACTGTAAAAGGATTAAGTACTGCACCAGTAGCTCGTTCCATTATAGTTTTAGTACCCTCTTGAATAACATTAGCTTTTTCTGCCATTTTAAGTGTAGCAACTTTTCCCATTTCACTTTGCATACCCGCCTTTTGAGCATTCATAATATCTTTAAATGAATCTACATTAAATCCAGCTCCCGAATTAACGGCTTTATCTACTACTTTTGCAGTATCTACCGCAGCTGCACCTAAACCTCCTAATTGTACTGATTCGTATGCTGCTTTGTAATCAGTATTTAATGCACCACCTGGAATATACATTGCTATATTAAGTGTGGGCTTTTGAGATTTAAAATCTGTTGCCTGAAACATCATATAATTATCCATCGCTTGTGAACCACCCTGCGAAAGTAAAGTAGAGGGGTATTCTAAATACACTGGATTAGAAGCCGGTGGATCTTCTGGTTGTGGATTTGCTCCATGATGTCCTGGCATTTATTTTCTCCATTATTATTTAATTGGTATTATTGAACTATCTATATATTTATATGGCATACAAAGGGAAATTTCGTCCTCAAAACAGGGACAAATATAAAGGTGATTCAAGTGATATTCGATATCGATCTGGGTGGGAACTAAACTTCATGAAATACCTTGACCGACAACCTGAAGTCTTGCGATGGTCTAGTGAGGAGATCATTATACCATATAAAAGTCCAATCGATGGAAAATGGCATCGATATTTTCCTGACTTTTGGGTTAAAACCGCTAAAGGTGAGACATTAATAGAAATTAAACCAAAGAAACAAACAAAACCACCCAAACACAATCCAAAACATAAAAGAAGATATCTTAAGGAAGTTAAAACATTCGCAATAAATGAAGCAAAATGGAAAGCTGCTGAAATAGTATGTGAAAAGAGAGGATGGAAGTGGAAAATACTAACAGAAGATACTCTTAATAATACTAAATAGTTATATTATGGCCGAACAAACTTATTTAGAAAAATTAAAGGATGCAGTTGGAACTTCCAATGTTACTGCCCAAGCAAAAGCAGCAATTAATTGGTTTCGTTCACTTATTGAAAATTATGGGGTAGCAGGTTTAAGGGGTAAATTTACTAACGAAACTCCGGAAAGTATTCTGGCTAGACATAAAGAATATTCCCCACAAGCATATCTTGGAAATATGTATTTTTTTTATTATAATCCTAAACATAAAAAGACTCTTCCCTGGTATGATACATTTCCCTTAGTTTTTCCTGTTGACTTATATCCTGACGGATTTCTTGGTTTAAATTTCCATTATCTTGCTCCAAAAGATAGGGCAATATTAATGGATCAACTTAAAGAATTTTCGAATAATCAAAATTATGATGATACCACCAAATTAAGATTAACGTATAGTATGTTAAAAGGATATATGAGTGGCAGAGTTAAAAGAGCAAGACCAACTATACATCGATATTTAAATGGTTTCGTTAAATCACAATTTATTCAAGTTAGTGCTAATGAGTGGGAATCAGCACTATTTTTACCTGTTGAAAGATTTCGATCACAAACACAGAGTGTAAACAATGAGGCAGTGTGGAAACATAGCCGAGAAAGGTTTTAATGGCCAGCGCAGGAAATCCACCATATTCAGAATTCGGAATAAGTGAATTTATAAGCCGAGTAGGCGCCAAAGGAGATTTTGCAAAGAGAAATAGATATCATGTTGAAGTTACACCTCCAACATCTATTACCGCCGCATTTGGAAGTGATGAAATAGATCCTGCAAATATAGAATTTCTCGTTAAGACAGTAAGTTTTCCTAGTAGAACTTTTGGAACAACAAACTTTAGATATGGCGGTAAATATGCTATGGAAGTTCCTTATGAAACTACAACTGAAGGTATATCAATTACCTTTCTAGAAACAGATAAATGGCAATGTAGAAAATTTTGGTATAATTGGTTAGAGCATATACAAAATACAAGAGGTTATAATATGCAATATTATGATAAGTACAAAGGTAGTATTAATATTTCAGTTTATGACGGAACACAACGTGAAGCGACACAGCCTAAACATAAAGTTGAATTAGTAGATGCTTGGCCTAAAGGAATGAGTGCTATAGAACTAGGATGGGAAAATTCTGAACTATTAGATTTTACTGTAGATATAGTATACAAAAAATGGGAACTACATAATTAAATAATTATTATATTATAGGAGAATATTATGGCATTACCAAAAGTGGTAACACCAACTTATGAATTGAAAATTCCATCTACTGGACAAAAGGTTAAATTTAGACCTTTTCTCGTAAAAGAAGAAAAGGCCTTATTGATGGCATTAGAAAGTGGTTCTGATACATCAATGACTAAAGCGATGGTAGATATTATTGAAGCATGTGCAGAAGGAAAAATAAACACTAAAGACCTTGCACCTTTTGATATTGAATATTTCTTTTTACATCTTAGGGGAAAATCTGTTGGTGAAAATATAACAGTAAAAGTTCCAAGACCAGAAGAGTTTAAATGTTGTAAAGAATCTGAAGAAGATGATCTTTGTGATGTAGATATTAATATTGATGATATAAAGGTAGATACTTCAAAACAAGGATCTCCTGAAGTAAAAATTACTAAAGATATTGGATTAAAATTAAGATATCCAAATCTCGACCTAGTAAATAAATATGCTACAGCGGGGGAAAATATATCTGCTGATAATGTTTTTAAATTAATTTCTGAGTGTATTGATTATATCTGGGATGGTGATGAAATTTACAAAGGAAAAGATTCCACTAAAAAGGAATTAGATGATTTTGTTGAATCTCTTAGTTCTGGACAATTTAGTAAAATAAGAGAATTCTTCGAAACAATGCCAAGATTAGAACATGAAATAAATTGGATATGTCCTAAGTGTAAGAAGTTAAAACCTTTAGTATTATCGGGTGTTGACTCTTTTTTCGGATAGGGCTGAGTCACGATTCCCTGGCGAACCATTTTCAAACAAATTTCGCTATGATTCAGCATCACAAGTGGAGTCTAACGGAATTAGAAAATATGATGCCGTTTGAAAGACAAGTATATGTAATATTATTACAAAATTGGATTAAAGAAGAGAATGATAGAATCCAACGCGAAAACGCAAAATATAAGTAAGGAATAAAATGGCTGCAGCCTCACTACAAGACGTAATCGATAAATTATCGGCGAATCAGACTGCGAATGATACTCACGCAACCGATATAAAAGCCGGACAAGATGAAGATCTTATTGTAGCCAACAAAACTCTCAAAGCCCTCAATAAAATATTCAATTTACAAACTAAAATCCACAAAGCAAATGTTGAAGCCTTAAGAGAACAAGCCAGAATAAAAGGTACGGATGAAGAAGGTGATATACCAGATGGAGCAAAAGAAGAAAAAAAGGCTGGTGGTTTCTTCTCTAGGATGGGTAAAGCTATAATGAATCCTGTTGGCGCCATGGGCAAAAGTATGAGTAAAATGGGAAAAGGTATTGAAGGTTTCCTAAAAGGTCTTGCAAGAGGTCTTGCCGCTTTTGCTAATCCAATGATATTAGTAGGTGTAACTGTTATGTCCCTTACACTTCCAATATTTGCTGCAGGACTAGCCGCCGCATTTAAAGTATTCGAAATGATTGCCGGTGAAGGTAAAGCATTGAAAATAATTACTGGAATAATCCTAGCACTTGGTGAAGCAATTGGAACTATCCTTCAAAAAGTTTTAGAGGGATTTGGTAATATGGTCAAAAATATGGGACCGTTTATCAAAGAATTCTTTGAAGGAATAGCTGTTGTAATTACAGCATTACATCCAATCGTTGTAGATATATTTAAAGTACTGAAAGATATTATTACCGATCCCGTCTTCAATGCAACTATTCAAAAAGTTTTAGATACTGTTGGTATTGCACTTCAAGAAATTAGTGCGATAATTCAAAAGGTAGGTGATGTCATAATAGCCGTTATGGAAAATGTTGATAAAATCCTTACATCTATATTTGATGGTATATCAAAAGTTATTAAAACTATTGGTGATACAATAGCAACTGTAATAGATTCTATTGTTGGAGGTATAGAAAGACTAACAGCACTACCACCTGGAAACATGTTAAAAGTTGCTGCTGGATTAACAGCAATGGCAGGTGCACTTGTACTCTTTTCTGTTGGTGCGGCCATCGCTGGTGCATTTATGCCATCCGCAGAAACACTTGAAAAAATTGCTGACTCAGTTTTAAAATTTGCTAACATTGAGCCCGGAAATCTTAAATCGGTTGGTGATGGTATGACAGCAGTTGGTATAGGATTAGGAGTTTTTGGAGTTGGTGGTAAATTAGCAGATCTACTCAAAGTTGAAGGAGGAGGATTAGAATCTGTTGCAGAATCTGTTAGTAAATTTGGTGCAATAGATGCAACTAACTTTGGTATGGTAGGTGATGGAATTAAAAAATTAGGTATTGGATTAGCGGCGTTTGGAGGTGGCGGTGCAGTCTCTGCATTAGGTGATGCCTTCTCTAGTTGGATTGGGGGAGATAAAGACCCCGTAGAAAAGTTTCAGAAGTTCGCCGCGATTGGGCCGGGACTAGCTCAAGCAGGTATGGGAGTTACAGCTCTAGCAAATTCATTCGATGCATTCGATACTGATAATCTAGAAAAGATAGGAAAAGGTCTTAATTCGTTTCTAGGTGCAACTGATATGGCCAAACTAAAAGAATTCTCTGCAGCAACAGAAGGACTTGTAAGTGGTCAAATGTTAGCCCAATTACAAGTCCAAACAGCTCAAGCCGCTGCTACTGGCAGACCATTAATTATTCAAACTAATAATACAAGTCAAGTTAACACATCAGGTTCTACTGTCATTGGCGGTTCATCAATCAAAACAGACAATGGAGATGCCTCATCTCGATTACAATGATTTATAAAATCCATCTGACAAATAGTATATCCAAGCATCGACTAAATCAGGTGTTCCCCAACAAGCAACACTAAGTAATAAAACTATTACACAAAACCAAAATCCATACATAGTACTATTTTCATTTGACATTAATCTTGCTCAGCTAATTTTGCAAAGTAAGAATATTCATCTGAATCTCCTGCAGTTTCTGCTACAACAGGTGTTGCAGTTTCAGGTGGTGTGACAGCTGCTTGAGCGGCAGTCATAGGTTTACCACCATCAAACGGAGCGTCTACTACTGCAGTAGGAGTTGGAGTTTCAGTTTGTAGACCTAGAACACGTTCCATCTTCTCTTTCAATTCTGCATAAGACTTGAAGTTCTTCTGATCTGTAAACTCTTCCAAAGAATGTTCACCTTTCCAGATTTCTTCCATCTTAGCATCATCTGCATCAAGAGGTAAAGCATTCTCAAATTCACTCTTATCGTAATTAGAAAAACCATCTAACTTACGAATCTTGATTTTGAAATTACAACCTTCCCACAAATCAAATGGATTTACTGGAGTCTCATCTTCGAATTGAGGATTCATCTTATCATTGAGTTTATCCCAAATCTTCTTACCAAACTTATACAAACGAATTGTACCTTCGTTCTGAGGATTGGCGGGGTCTTTGACAACGTAAACATTAGAAATGTAAGTTAACCTACGTTTCTGTTTACGAGCAATCTCTTTGTTTGCCTCAATACCAGAATTCCAAAGTTGTGAATTATATTCACTAACTGGATCTTTCTGACCAAGAGTAGTTAAAGAGTTTTCGATATACCATCCACCTGGACCTTGAAATCCATGATTCCAAGTTCTTGCCCACGGCAAGTCTTCACCATCAGGTGCGGGCAGGAATCGAACTACTGCCATACCATTTCCAGACTTGTCCAATTCTGGACGCCAGAAACGATCATCATCACCTTGACCTCTGGTTGGGGTATTAATTTTTGCGGTTTCTTTTAGGAGGGATTGGAGTTTATCTCCACGTTTTTTCTTCATATCTGCAAACGACATATTTTCCTTTCGTATTATTCGTATAGCGTTGTATTAATTGTATTGCGATTTATTTCACTTACATATAATTATATTATAACACACTTTCCTTATTTGTCAAGTATGTTATAGTGGAAGTTTAGAAGTCCTCTCAATAAGATGAAGGTCTTCTGCTTCATCCTGAATATTTTGTTTTAGTTTACCACCGATCATTTTACCGGCGGTTTCAGGTTCTAATTTATTTTCTTCACAGTAATGCATAACAGCATCTATATAGGTCATCTTAGTTTGTTGAACCAAGTTCTCAATATTCTCCATGAAGACCATAGAGTTATTCATTTTAATGCCCATTTGCTAATGCCTCTTCCCCTTCCTTAGTTTCAGGATCGTCTTTCTCCTTGAACCAGAAATCGGTTGACTTCGCTAGCACAGCCACGTAGGCTCCTACCAGAATGTTTATCAGTTGCATGTGATTATCTGCAACAGCATCAGAAAAAAACAACAAATATAATAATATTAAAAATGTTCCAACGACAGCCCAAGATAAAGAAATCCTTGCCCATTGTGCTCGTCTTTTTCTTACTTCTATAGATTCAATGTGATTTGCCATATTATCCTTTATATACTATTCCTTGCTCATTCAGTAATTTTCTATTAGCCATGTGCTCACCTTGAACATCATCTTTATTTTGTCCATGATATCCTACTGCGTGTCCATTCTCACACATCCATTTATTTACGTTTGTCCATCCACTATGTTCACCTTCTGAAGTACAATTAATCCAGATCTCTCCTAATATTCTTCCAAACTTACCTCTACTGTCTGCTTCTGGACATCTAATCTGTATATCAATATCATCTCTATCTGACATGATTGCCCAATGTACCCATGACTTGAGAGCTTCCTTAGATTTTAAACCATAGAACTTTTCTTCTAGATCTCTTGTCCTAGATTCGGGTGTATCTATACCTAACAATCTCACACGAAATTTACCCATAACATCAAACCCCAAATCAAAGACACAATCTAAAGTGTCTCCATCTACTACCTTTGAAACTGTTTCTACTCTATAAACAAATTCACAAGGTTCATCGTTTTTATATTCAGCCATTGAATTGATTCTCCCATTCTAATTTCCATGTATCATCTACAGGGGTTACTTTTAATCTACCCAAATCTCTTGTTTCAGGATAAAGATATGTATATCCTTGACCACCATAATTAGGATTAACTTCATGTGGTTCACCCCTTTCAATTCTACTGGCCAAGTCTACCAAATCTCTTGTCTCTATATATTCTTCATATTCTTTTCTTTCAATAGAAACTAATTTATATCTAGGTACTTCTGATCTGTAACCATTTTTATAATCTGACATAAATTAACTCCTATTGAAAGGGGGAGTCAATGACTCCCCGACTTATTATTTATTTTTGTTCTACAAACTCGTAAAGTTCGTTTGCCTTCTTCTTAATATCATCAATAGTATATGAATCAGGCTGAAGTTCTTTCCATAACTCCATAGTTGCTTCACCATTTTCTTTTGCATATTCCCATGCATCAATAGCAAATTTATTTTGTGTTTCTTGTTGATCATAGAGAAAACCTTGTGCCATCTCTAAGATTCTAAATCTTAATTCGTATGGATTAGCCATATCGTTCCTTTCATTTGTGTGTGTTGTGTGTAGCTGACCGTGCTTCTGTTCCCAAGTGACGGCCACAACTCGGCTATAGCTTACGCAGCGAGTGCGTATGCATATGCGGGTGTGTAATCATTATTGTTTGCGATTACGTTTAATTGAAACCTCTTTCTCTGACATCACAACCAATCG